GCGTGAAAACGCTCTCATTCTTGGTATTCTCGATAGTCTTGGGGTCAATTTGAACCCATCAATTATCTGGAATGCCATACCTTGGTCGTTTGTCGTTGATTGGACCATTAACGTAAGTCAATGGCTTGATCAATTCAAGCGCCAAGCTCTGAAACCTGTTACACTGATACACGCATGGTGCTGGTCACTGAAGGCGGAGCGAGATATAGTCCTTACCAAGGACTTAAATCTCTCAACTCCGTTCGCAGCGACTCAGTTACCTGTGTCACGGGTACAGGAGGACGCGTATTTACGCGATCCTTCGATGCCCGGATTAGTCTCTGCCCTGACGGGCAGTGGGCTCTCCTCATCGGAGTTTGCCCTAGCCGTAGCTCTCGGAGGCTCTCGCCTTCGTTAGCTGCGGAACCATCCGTTCACCGTTCGGATAACAACGGTGGTACCGTATGTTACCTACTACGCTAAATACCAACGAAGTGAAAGATCGGACCGGTGCCGAACAAGAGTTCGGTCGGATCCAGACCTCAGAACGCCAGCTTGTGTTCGCCCTCTTAACCGAGGTACCGAGCAAGCCCCACCGCATTACCGTATCTCATACGGAAACCGGTGCTGGAACGCTCAGGCGCCGTCGCTCTCTGGTTCGTCTCGACAAAACTGTCGCAGGCGAAGTGGAGGCTACGAAGCTTGAACGTATTAGTGCGTACGCTGTTGTGGATGCCCCTGTGGGCAACCTCAACGCCGTCACCGCGATAACAGATGTCGTCGCGAATCTCGTTTCGTTCCTCGCATCGCGAGGAGCAACAACGACGATTCTCTACGACGGCACTGGTTGCGGTGCTGAAGCCCTCATCAACGGTAGCCTGTAAAGGCTTCACCTGGTGAGTCTTCCACACGACTCAAGTATGACCATGCTACTACATAGCTCTGCAAGAAAGGCGAAAGCCTTAATCTACAGGTCTCTGTTTTGGTAGTATTCCTGACTAACGGATGCCTGGAATGGCACCCGCAGCCTGAGGCTCAAATAACCTCCTGCGGGGATATCGCCAAGGCACAGTGATGTGCTATACGCGGTTCTCCACCATTACAGGGAGTACTAGTCGGCGTCCACTATAGGAGCTGACCATGGTCCTCTTGGCGTAAAACCCAAGGCAGCGGCAACTAAGCCTAGTAAGACAAAGTTGACGTTTGTTGAGTCTACGTGCGTATCGTTGGTGAGTCACGTAGTAGAGACATGCTCTAGGAGATCTACCTTATGGTGATCAATAAGAGCCTAGATGAGATGAAACTCATCACTGCCCTACTATGTGACGTTCACACGTTACATGGTGAGGTATTCGACCAGCGAGCATTACGATTAACCATCCAAAAGATGGAGAGTCGTTATGCTAGGGAAGGTCTTGGTTTTCTTACCAAGACATTGCCACGTCTAGGCAAAGCGTTTGATCGCGCTTTGTCTGGAGATGTCTGTTTGGACTCAACTAAGATAGCCCTTAAAAGCTATCCTGGTTGTAAGTTCCCGAAATTATTCGGTGAACTTTTCAAACAGGTATTCTCCTACGACGGCATGGTGTTACCAACACCGTGTGAGGCTAGCATCAAGCACATACGTACACTTTGTTACTTGTTTTACAAGTACGAAGTGCCGTATGCACCAGACACTGAACAGACAGTTGTCGACCAGTTTGTGAAAACTGAGTCTGACATTATGAGTTATGACGAAACGTTTAACCGAATTGCTGACGAGATTGACAAAGATCAATCTAGTTTTGCCGTTCGATCGAATGAAATTGACTCATTTCGTGAGTCAGTTTCTACACGTCTCGACGATCATACTCCTCCTCCATGTTCGAGTACGCAGGCGCTATCGCGTCTGCTTCCTCGTCGTGAAAGAGAAGTGATACGTAGAGCTAGAAGGCTGTTAAGTCAGCTCTTCCAGAACTTCGATCCCACAGATATACACCCAAGGCACGGGCCCGGAGCCGTCTCCACTAAGGAGCGACTTTGGGGCAAGTACTATTGGAGTTGTATACCTGACCGGTTATCTCTCATGTATCCTATTGATGCATATTTCTATGCGTCCTTAGGACATGTCTGTGACCGTAGTTCTGAACTTCAGAACTTGAAAGATCGAGAGGAATTCGCCCAGGTTATACTGGTGCCGAAGGACTCACGGGGGCCCCGACTTATATCTTGTGAACCACTGGTTTTCCAGTGGATTCAACAGGGTTTGGGTCGGGCCATAGTCCGTCATACGGAATCTCACCCCTTAACCAGGGATGAGGTTCACTTCACAGACCAACGACCTAATCAACTTGGGGCCCTTTTGGGATCCCAAGCTGGTAAGTACTCAACCTTAGACCTCAAAGAGGCCTCTGATCGAGTAACCGTTGGACTGGTTCGCTTGCTGTTTCCAAGTAAGGTTTTACCTTATTTGTTAGCAGCTCGCAGTCTGGGGACACGGCTACCTGACGGTAGAACATTAAAACTCCGGAAGTACGCAC